ATTCGCACGCTTGGTTCATCTGTTGATACAACAACCAAAGCATTAAACCCATCAACAACTCTTGGCGATATTGAATATCGTTCATCAACTGCAAACACAAACACAAGATTAGGAATTGGAACTACTGGACAAGTTCTAACAGTAAGCGGTGGAGTTCCAGCATGGACAACTGCATCAAGCGGTAGCATGACTTTGATTAGCACTACTACATGTTCCTCAACATCAGTTACTTTAAGCAGTATCCCACAGACTTACAAATCTCTTTACATAATAGTTAAAAATGTTACATTTGCTTCAGGTGCTAATGCTTTATTAATCAAACCAAATAATGTAACTAATTTAGTTAATTGGTCAGGTTTAAGAGGGGCTGGAACTGCAACAGGAATAGATAACACACAAATAAGATTAAGCGGTGGTGGTTCTGAAATGAACAACTCAACTAATAACGCATGGGCATTAACTATAAATAATTATGCAGCAACAGATTCTTATAAACCATTTATGTTTAGTGGTTTTTGTGTAGATGGTGCAGGAAGTAATAGAGATGTTTTTGTGGGTGGGGCGTTTAGATCAAACACAGCAATTACATCATTAGTTTTTGATATTGAAGGCGCAACATTTACAGGCGGAACTATTGAATTTTATGGGGTGAACTAATATGGCAAAAGTACAAATTGTTAATTGCACAACAGGTGAAGAAACTATTGAAGATGCTAGTAAAGAGCAACTTGCAGAATTTGCAAAAATAGCAAAAGACAAAGCAAAAGCACAGGCCGAAGCCGAGGTAAGAGAAACCCAACGCCAAGCAATTCTTGATCGCTTAGGTTTAACTGCTGATGAAGCAAAATTGCTACTTGGCTAATGAAGCCTTATCTATCTAAAGCTGCTGAAACACTACGCGACCAAATAAATGGAGCGTTCTTGGATCGCAGCCGGAAGTCTGATGGATGGATCGGTGATCTTAAGCATCAATCTAGAAAATCCGATCATAACCCAAGACCAGACGGAGAAGTTTGCGCGATCGATATTGACGCTGGCCTATCTGACGAACAAGGGATTAGTTATGCTCTGGCAGATCAACTTCGACTCACAGCAAAAAAAGATAAGCGTATATCTTACATAATCTTTAGCAAGAAAATCTGCTCAAGTAAATCATTATGGCGATGGGTCAAATATCGCGGCATCAACCCACATGATAAGCACATTCACATTTCTTTCAAACCAAATCAAAATGGCAAAAAGTTCGACATCCCACTACTGAAAGGTAATTAATGAAACTATCTAAAAAACACAAAGCAGCAATTAAGTCATATCTGAGAGCTGTCGCAGCTAGTGGAATAACAGTTTCTTTAGCAATAGTGGCTGACATTCATCCTGCTTATGCAACCTTGCTTGGTGCAGTTGTTGCTCCAGTAGCAAAGGCATTAGATCCAAAGTCCGGGAGTGAAGTAGATTATGGCCTTAGTGAAAAATGAGTCCAAACGAATTAGTCGCATTTGGCGTTGGCGTTTGCAGTATCGCGACCGCTTTATTGCTGGCTCTACGATGGGTTATTAAAAGTTTCTTAAGCGAACTTCGCCCGAATTCTGGCAGTTCGATTAAAGATGCTATTAACCGAATAGACGAAAGAAGTTCACGACTAGAAACGCGTGTTGATGAACTGTTCTCATTAATGAATAGGCGATAATTTCTGCTATGGCGAACACACGAAAACGCACACCACGCAAAAAGGTTAATCGGAGAGTAGTTCGCCAAACTCCTGAACCATTATCAAAACTAGATCAATTTTATATTGCAAAGCATGAAATGTTTAGAGCTGCACGCAAGGCTGGATTTAATGAATCCTGTGCGCTTTACCTAATGGATAATCCTGAATCAATGCCTGATTGGATTGTAGGCGACAAAGGAATAATCCCAACTATCCCCACTCCAGATGAGGATGACGATTAAAACTAATCGTAGGTATTTAGTAACACCGGATTTGCAGATACCTCTGCATCATCCAAAAGCAGTTGCTAATTTAATTAAGATGGTCAAGCATGAGAAGTTTGATTTTGTATTAAATGTTGGTGATGAAATGGATCTAGGTTCACAAAGCCGTTGGGCAAAAGGCACAAAATTAGAGTTTGCAGAAACCTTAGATGAGGAAAGAAAACTAGGCCAAGAGATCCTTTACGATCTAGGCACGACCGATATTGTCCGGTCAAATCACACCGATAGAATTTATCAAACATTACTCAAAGGTGCGCCATCACTTATTGGATTACCTGAATTAGCCTATGACAAGTTTATGGATTTCAGCAGCTTAGGGATTAGATTTCATAAGCGAGCCTACGAGTTTGAAAAGGGCTGGCACTTGGCTCATGGAGACGAAGGCAACATGTCTAAGCACGCAGGTATAACAGGTCTTAATTTGGCCAAGAAATGGCATTCTAGCGTGGTTTGTGGCCACTCCCATAGGCAGGGTGCAGTCCGACACCAAACTGGCTTAAACGGCCGTTATTCAACGATTTGGGGCATTGAGGCAGGACACCTAATGGACATGCGTAAAGCCTCTTATCTTAAATACAATTCGGCCGATTGGAATATGGGCTTTACAGTTCTAAGTTTCGGCAAAAAAGGCCATCAAGTAGAGCTGATCCCAGTTAATCATGACGGATCATTTACCTATAATAGACGGACTTATGGGTCTTGAAACCGATTATAGGGATAGGACGATTGATGACCATATCGACGATCTTGAGGATCTTGGCGTTATCTAATCGTTATAAAACACGCCGAAAGTAACTAACCAACTGTCCTTGCTTTAAGTCATACTTTCTGTATCAGACATCCGTCTGGTATTAGGGAGCGAACATGGAAATAGTAGGATACGGATTTATTATAGGCTGTTTAATTGGAGCAGCTTTATATTTTTGGGATGAACACCGCAAAGAAGAAATTTACGATAATGGCTATTATGCCGGTAGAGCTGCTGGATGGAAGTCTTGCATAGATCATCAAGCCAAAATCCAAAAACTTAAATTAGAGCAGGTTTTTGATTATGACAAAAACTGAGGATCTGTTAAATGAAGTCATTGCTACGATCCAAGAGCGCGGAAGTGTCTATGGACATCCGTACTATAATCACAAAAGAATTGCTGGATTGTGGAGTGCATATCTTGATTTCCCAATCACACCACACCAAGCTGCTTTATGTATGGCGTTGGTCAAGGTTTCTAGGCTTACTGAAACTCCAGATCATTACGACTCAGTTAAAGACTTTATCGCCTACGGTGCTATCTATAGGACAGTGCTCGAAGCAGTCCAAGACCAAGATTTTGAATGGAAGGAATAATGTTTAACCTAGACAATTATGAAACAGTAGAATCGAGATTGGAAAAATGGCATGAGAAATACCCTGACAATCGTATCGAGACTGAACTCATTGAAGCGACTGAAAAGCGGTTCGTTGTATTCGCCAAGATCTTCAAGACTGAAGCAGATCCTAAACCATGTGCAACTGGGCTCGCATTTGAGGTCATTACGGAGAAGGGTGTTAATAGCACATCTGCATTGGAGAATTGTGAAACTTCAGCGATCGGTCGTGCGCTCGCAAATGCTGGTTTCGCAGCTAAAGGCAAACGCGCTTCAAGAGAGGAGATGGCTAAGGTAAACAATGCCGAGCCAAATCAATACGAAAAGAAATTACAGGAAAGGCGATACGGAGCGCCGGGAACTAAATCAGCTGCGATTGAGGATGCACTTAGAGCTTCATTTGCAGTAGATAACAAAGTCGATGATCCGCAACAATGGACTATTGCCGATGCTGTTGATGCAGTTGGTCATACAATACCAAAAGAGCCGCCAATGTGTGAACATGGCATGATTCTTAAACAGGGTGTGAGCAAGGGCGGAAAACCTTACTATGGTTATGTTTGCAAAGGATCAAATAAGGATCACGCCGTCTGGGCAAAGATGACCGCTAAAGGCACATTCTATTTTGATGGGGTCGAGTAATGGGATACATAGCCTTTATTAATGGATCAGGTTTTACAGTTGAAATAGATGATGATGGTGCTCATATTGTCAAGTCCGTCATTACATGCGAAATGTGTGGGGATGATCGGGTGTTTAAGAATGGCACTTGCTTTGTTTGTTCAGAGTTAATCAAACATGACTAGCTTCAAATGTAATGGCTGCGCTCGCAAGACTGAGTTTCTATGGCTTGATGCGATAGACATGCCTGATGGATTTAAGGTCTATCAATGTATGGATTGCGGATGCGTAGGAGTAAAGAATATAACTGAGCAGATAGATCGAATACCGGATACAAAGATAAGCAGATGTGCTAGTTGTGGGGCTTGGCAGTTTGAAGCTAAACCCTGTCATACTTGCTTATTGATTGGAGAATATGATGCCAACGTATGAATACAGCTGCAAAGAATGCGGCACTTATGGATCAGTCCATCGAACCTACAAAGAGGATGATGGCGGTATGAATTGTCCTAAGTGTGGGCTAGATATGACAAGAATCTACTCAACAGTAGGGTTAGTCTTTAAGGGCGAAGGATGGGCTGGTAATACTAAATGACCGAAGCAGGTTATGTAGATACTTGGCTCGAACAAGATGATTACAGATACAGTTGCAAGATCTATGTGATGTAGATCATAGTCCACATAGTGAGATGGTATAGACAATCTAGGCTAAGAGAGGTTGCTTTAATATGATACGCTCTAGGCAAGTATTTGCCCTAAAGGCAAAAACGCGAGCCCGGAAGGCTCAGCTCGCGAGGTGCTGGCTAGTCGGGGGAGCTCTGTTTGTTTTACAAACCTTTGCATTAGATACAGCTAAATCTCAAGAACTTAGAATTAATACTCTAAAACAAATTACATTTCATAAGATGAATTACAACTTTGAACAGTTTTACTGTTTAGATGAAATAGTATTCAAAGAGAGTAGATGGAATCCAAAAGCAAACAATCCAAGATCAACAGCTTATGGTCTATTCCAAGTATTAAAGTCTAAAGAAAAAGATCCTATTAAACAGATAGATCAAGGACTTAAATATATTAATCATAGATACAATGGATGTGCTTGCACAGCGCTCGCACACCATAAGCTTAAAGGATGGTATTGATGTCTAAGTCTGCAATAGGAACTAGACAATGGAATGACAAGATCAGACCACGCATACTTGCAAGGGATAACAATACTTGTTTCTATTGTGGGCAATACGGAGATACAGTCGATCATTTAATTCCGAGAAGGCTGGAAGGTAATGATAGTGATGATAATTTGGTTTGTGCCTGCCGTAAATGTAATTATTCGAAGGGCGGGCGGTTTTTTGTGAGCCGACGGAGACCACCGACCCCCCTTTCCTTTTCTAACCCACAAAACACCTCGATCGCTCACGATCAGGCTGGATCGCTTTGAACAAGTTTGAAAAAGAATTGATCGATTCAATTCAGGCTCAATCAGAATTAGGAGGTGTG